GTACGTGAAGGCAAGAGCGCTTCGGTTCGTTGCTGTTTACATAGTGACAGTAGACGCTCAGCAGTTATCAATACTTATGACAATTTATATTTCTGCCATACCTGCGGTAAGGGTGGCAATGCAGCTAACCTAGTGTGCATCCTAGAGAACTTGGAGTTTAACGATGGCCTTAAACGTGCAGTCGAAATTGCTACTGGAAGCGGCGCAACAATACGCTCAGGCAATAAGTCAAGAAGCACTGGCCGCGCTAGACGCACGTGGGATCTGTGAAACTACTGCAGCTAAGTTTCAGTTAGGCACTATCACTAACCCAATCAATGGTCACGAGATGTATCAGGGTTGGTTATCAATCCCATACATCACCGCATCCGGTGGTTGTGTTGGCTTTAAGTTTAGACGATTAGATGATGCCAAACCTAAGTATGGTTCACCTACTGGGCAGAAGGCACACCTGTTTAACGTATGTGATATCACTATTGACTCACCCTACATCGTAGTATGTGAAGGTGAGTTAGATGCCATCGTTACTAGTGGTGAACTAGGTATACCAGCAGTAGGTGTACCAGGTGTTGCAGCGTGGAAGAACCACTTTCCCAAGCTATTTGCGGGGTACGAAACTATCTATGTTGTTGGCGATAATGATGTCAAGGAGGATGGCTCTAACCCTGGAGCTGAGTTTGCTAAGCGTGTGGCGAATGAGGTAATGAACTCACAGATTGTTACACTACCACCAGGTATGGACATCAATGATTATTACTTGGCTAATGGTATTGATGCGACACGGAAGTTATTGATAGGGGAGTCGAATGTATGACAATGACAGAACAAGAGTGGGCCATAATGATACAGACTTTGCAGCATATGGGCTTTCAGATCTTGCAAGCACACTACCAAAGTCAAACTCTACTGATAAGACCCCAACCAACCCGCTAGCAGATCACGCTGCCGTTACTGGCTATCGTGCAATAGGTGTATCAACTGAGGACTTAACATCCTTCATCGAATCCTTTGCATCACTTCGTGCTAACCGAGTCAAAGGTGTAGGCCATAGTCAATACGCTATAGCACAAGGACAGAAGTTTGAGTCCTTTACTACATCAGATACTATTAGAGAACTCATTGAAGAGCTGGCTGATGCTAGCAACTACATAGATTTTCTTGCTATCAAACTACTCAACATCCAACACACTATAGATCAGGTGCTACCCGACTGTGAGTGAACTACATCCAGTAATATATGACCTCGTGCCTAGCGTGGCTAATACTATCCATCGCAGATATAACAAGCACGTTGAGAAGGATGACATCAAGCAAGAGTTAATGGCTTGGGCTATGACAAGGGCTGCAGATCATACTGAAGATTTAATGGAACCTATCGAAGAGCGACGCAGGCACAACGAGCAACGCATAGCGTGGCAGATGAGACGTGTAGCTGAGCGTTATGCACGCAAGGAGAAGGCATCTAAGTCTGGCTATCAGACTAACGATGAGGCTTACTACGAGTCAGCAACTCTTGGTCAGCTACTTCCCTTTGTCATTGCATCCATCATAGATGGCACAGTATTAGAGCAGGCACAAGAGATGATTAACGATGGGCAACCTAAAGGTTCATCATCTCCGGCAGAAGGTGGCAACCTACTGGCTAACCTTATAGATATCAAGAAGGGCTTTCTTCAACTAGAACAAGATGACCAGGCTCTCTTGCGTATGCGCCACCACGAAGGCTTTACTCTGCAACAGATAGCACAGGTATTAGAGTGCGCTATCTCTACTGCAGATCGTAGATGTGATAAGTCACTTCGTAGGTTGCAGGATAATCTTGGCGGGGTTAGTCCCTGGCAATGAATGAAGAGTTGTTATTTACTTTCTTGCGCGAGGGTTTATACCCTGACCTAGTAAAAAGTGAGGGCATCTACGATGCCTATGACTGCATCTCTAGGCAAGCAGGTCACTATATAGAGTTAAAGTGCAGGGCTACACACTATGACACCTTGCTCATTGAAGAGATGAAGTATCGCAAGCTCATCACCCAAGCTGCAGAGCGTGACCTTGTGCCTTACTACATCAACTCCACACCTGCCGGTATCTACTCCTTTGATTTAATGGATGTAGCAGAGCCGGTGTGGTATGTCCACGAGATGCCAGCTACTACTGAGTTTGATAACAACGATAAGAAGTATAAGTTAGTAGGTTATCTACCTATTGAGGAGGCAGTGCAGTTATGATCTATGACTACAAGTGTGGCAAGTGCAGTGCAACCATATCGGTTGAGCGTAGTATCCACGAAGAGGCATCTACTCCTATGTGCTTTGAGTGCCACGAAACTATGAGCCGTGTGTGGGATTCTCCCGCTATTACCTTTAAGGGTAAGGGTTTCTATACTACTGGTGGGTAAAGCAAGAACCCTACCGCCGAAAGGTTAGCGATAGGGTTCTTATTATGCTGGGAAAGGGTGAGAAACCCAGCAATTTTTAGTCAGTTAAATCTAATCGTTTTTTAGCAATTTCAATATACTCAGGATTTAATTCTATCCCAATATATTTTCTATTATGCTTAGTAGCTACAACACCAACAGTCCCCGAACCAAAGAATGGATCTAAAACTACTCCACCTTCAGGACATCCAGCTAGAATGCAAGGCTCAACTAAACGCTCAGGCATTACTGCGAAGTGAGCGCCCTTGAAGGAAGCTGTAGGTATAAACCAAACATCACGTTTATTTCTACCTTCAGGATTAACAAACCTAGTTCCCATTTTCTCTACGTCTATTCCATTTGGTCCAGCTTTAGTAGAAGGTCTATTAGATTTCCACCCTGATTGCGCTCTTTTAAGGGAGACATCAGACACAGGTTCTTTAATAGCAACGTGGTCGTAGAAGTATTTAGGTGACTTGGTTAGTAAGAATACGTACTCGTGACTTTTAGTACAACGATCACGTACACTTTCAGGCATCACATTAGGTTTAGCCCAGATAATATCTTGTCGTAAATACCAGCCATCAGCAGATAAAGCAAGAGCTAATCTCCAAGGAATACCAACCAATTCTTTAGCTTTAACATCAGCTACACCTGGAACTTTTACGTGATTTTCTGGTGCGCCTTGTTTCCCATCACTATATTCTTTATTGAAATAGCGTTTGTTAAATCCTGCTTTAGTTGAGCTACGTCCAGCAGGATTATAGCTATCCCCTATATTTAACCAAAAGGTTCCGTCATTAGCAAGCACTCTTCGTACTTCTCTAAATACTTCAACCATTTTGTCTATATATTGTTGTGGTGTGGGTTCCATTCCTATTTGTCCATCATTTCCATAGTCACGTAACCCCCAATATGGAGGGCTGGTAACTACGCAATTAACACTCTCATCTGGCAATGTTTTTAATTGCTCAACTGCATCACCAAGTAATATCATCAGTACCAGCCTCGTCTGTTGCTATGCTGGAGAGCACGGCAGAAACTTCCTGAGTAACGGTGCTCAACGTATCGCACAGCGTGGAGGATTTGGATACTAGGGTCGCTACTTCTCTCTCTAAGGAGCTGAGCAATTCCGTAAGCACTGGATCGTTTGTTGTCTGCAAGGTGGTCAAGCCTGCTCTCACGGGTCCAAAGGGTGAGCGCACATTTGACCTGACTGTTGTTGTAACCGAGTGCGTTGAGGTAACTAATGATAAGTGCCTTGTTCTCACGCTTCTCCTCCATAGTTGCCTTCGTCCTCGCCTGCATCTGCGGGATCTCCAAAGGGTGGTGCGTTGTTTGCTCTGGTATGAATACCAACAGTAAGCCTACTATCAGGGTTAATACTCCAAGTCTTGCCCTCTTGCTCATCAAAACTCCTTTGTTCATCAAGCAGTTGCTTATACGTGTCCGGATATAGGTGAGCTAGGCGCACTAGCGCCCTATCTCTTGCTCTTCGATAGTTACGGTAATGAACTACTTGTCTCCCGCTTACCTGCTTACTCTCCATTGATCTTGTCCTCCCACACTATAAGCACATATGCTACCAGCATTACTAGTATTAGACCTAACGCTAGACTCATAAGCTGGCTGCTTTAATGATGTCGGTGATGTCTAGGCTCTGACCCACTAAGTGAGCGTCCTCTTCGTCGCTCTCCCACCCAGATACCAGCACACGGGAGTTGCTAGGAGCAAGGCTTAGCCATTGCATACAATGCTCAGCGTTATTACCTCCCCATTCAGCGTTCCCGTTCTCGTCCACTACCTCATACAACAGGATAAGTGGGGACTTCTTTGGGTGTATGGTATAGATATTACTCATTTTCGCCCTCTTCTCTTAGCCCGAATAGGCGTGATAGCGCACTATTGGCACGCTCTAGATTCTTGATAGCTTTGGCTATCTCCTCCTGTTGTAAGTCTATCTCAGCTTGATTAAGGCATAGGTTAGCCTTAGCTGCTAGGTATTCTTCATTCATTATTCTCTCCCTCTCCTGCTCCTAGTGAACCAGGACACTCCTCGTCCACGTGCCAATCATATTTATCTGGGTGAAAGTATTTATTGCACCCAACGCAACGCCAGTATTCCGGCTCATTAAATACGGGATCGTTAAGTTCTGGCTCATATCCCATTAGTTATCCTCGCAATCTGGAAAGCGGGTATTACACCCAGGACATACCATTACGTAGCAACTATCGTGCTCTGGCTTATCGCAATCTTCCCACGTCATCTCGTCCGGCTCTACGCACTCTTTCACTTTACTCATAGTGTCCCCCTTGCCATTAGCCATTCATCAGCTAGGTGTAAGGTAATAGCCTTACCCGCCTCTCCCATAGCTGCCATTAAAGTACCGGCTACGCCGGCTCCCTCGATTATGCAATTACCGTTAGTGTCTAATAGATCTATTAACCACGCTCTCTGGCTCTCGCTCTCCATATCCTCGAACTCTCGAATACTAATACGGTAATTAGTCTCGCTTAATTCTTGCATTACTTACCCTCGCATTCTAATAAGTCTTTACACCAACGCCAACCGTCTCCCACCCATAGGAGGTGACTTGCTACCTCCCAGAGTCCCCAAGTAGCCAACCCAATTAAAATCCCAGTTACTAGCCAACCTCTAGGCGTTAAGTATTGCATTACTCTACCTCCCTCTCCCATAGTGTTATCCAATAAGGCTTACCCTCACCGGTTAGCTCCTGTACTTCCAATCTAACAAGCGGGTTATTGTAATTAAGTAAACTCCACCAACGCATAGACTTCCACGTATAGCGGATACCTAACCAAGATCCTTCCTCGCGATAGGCATAGCCGGACTTAGCAGCTAATCCTTGAAAGGTTACGCGGATTTTCTGCCCTATGCGTACACTCTCTCCCGCTTGCTCCCACGCCATAGCTTGCGTATAAGTGTTGCCACCTAATAGTTCGCTAGTGTTCATCGCTATCTTCCTCTCCCATATTCTGCGCTAACGATTAGCTGCAGACTACCTTACTCTACCGTATTAGGATAGAATAAGATAGTACGCTACTAATTATCTTACGCGCATAGGCATAAGCAACGCATTCCAGGTAATCTTATTGTGCGGGATAGTTACTTTAATAGGCTTATTATCTCCCATAAACTCCACCATTAGCTGGCCACCTTTATGCGAGCAAGGTACCTTGCCAAAGTCTGCCATATAGGTAGCGTTAAAGGATATACCGACCACCGGTACACTCTCTCCCGCTAGTAAGTGTTCATATGGCGGGAAAGTCTCTCCACCAAGGTACACGCTTAGGCTAGTGCCACCGATAGCGATACTTAGGCTATCGCCTAGGCGTGTAAGGGTAATCTCTCCCGCTATCTTGTTAGCCTTAATAGTTGCCAGGATATTCTTTACGTCATTAGCGCGGATCTGGCATTCTCCTAGCTCACTCTCTCCCACTAGCGTAATCTCTCCTACAATTAGGCGATATCTATCGCTAGCCTTAGCGATTACCTTGCCACCGGTAGCCGATAGGTACACGCTACTTAGCCGGGATATTGCATTCTTATCCTTATCCATAGCTACACTTGCGCCAGATAGTAAGTCTGCCAGATCTCCTGCGCCTATTGTGAGCGTGTCTAGCTTAGTCTCCTGCATTACTTTATCCATTACTTAACCCTTTCACTTTCCGGCCTAGTTACCGGCCACCGGCTAAGGATCTAAGGCCTTAGCCGATAGTCTCGCAACTAGTTAAAAGTAGTCTGCTAACGTGTCTAATACTTGTGCATAGGTAAAGTCTCCCGCGCCATATGAGCGCACTACCCGCATAAGATCCGGATCTTCTTTAATAGTCTCCACAATTAGGCCCGGATCTATCTCCATATCACCGGATAGGCATAAGATTAAGTGTGTTGAGCTCATAGGCTTGTCTTGTGTAATCATTATGCAACACTCTCCAATTCTTTCGCAATATCGGTAAGTACTTGAGAGAATACGTCAGAATAGTAAAGATATAAATCTAATTGCATTAAAGATATGATCGATATATCGCGAGGAATGCCTAATTCTGCCGCGCCACGATTATCGTATTCTCCCGGCATATTCTGCCATTCTTCAATGATATTATTATTGTAAATCGGAAGATAGCCATCGATCCATTCTCCACTATTATCGCGGATACTTTCCATATCTTCACCGTTAGTAATAGTCTGCTTAAGATCCTCATAAATATACTTGTATGTATTCATTACTTAACCCTTTCGCTATGTAGTGAGCTATTCACTAGGATAAACATACACGTGACTATACCTTACACAAGACTAATTGAGCTTAATTAGGTAACGATTAGATAACGATTTAGTAGAGTTCTGGCTAGACATATCCGCGCCATATGTCTAAGGGTTATGGCACTAGATCACCGGATAAGGCTAGGCGATAGCTCACCGGTTATGGCTATCGGTTAGCCGGATAGGGCTAGGCCTTGCAAGGTTAGGCCGATACTTAATAGCTGCAAGGGTTAAGGGTTAGGTGTGCCGGGAGGGTAGTGCGCCCCTATCGCTTTACTAACTCCCTAGACATCTAGGCCGTAAGTGTCTAACCCTTAGCCATACGGTTAGGGTCTGGCCGGAACGGGTACCCGGGCATTGTTATTCTGCCAGCGTGGGTCCCGGTACTCCCCAACAAAATATATTTCCTAAAGTGAGATCCCATAATATAGCTCTGACCTGCGGTTATAGTAGGTGTGTCGTAAGTCACATTGTAAAAGCGAGAAAACCAGTTCGTTTCCTGCCTTATATATAGTAAGGGGCTTTAATAGGAAAGGCCCTGAGTAGATACGGTTTGGCCTCTAGCGAGGCCCCTAGGCCGAGTTAAGT